AATACGAACCAGATACGGTCGTCTGCCGTCCTTCGGTATGTGAAGCATATCCAGATGCAGTTGTTGAATATCCCTCGGCATGAGAATACGAACCGGATGCAGTTGTCGAATATCCCTCGGCATGAGCTGCCTGTGCCATCGCCGACGTTTGATATCCCTCGGCATGCGCTGCGCTTCCATCTGTTTTAGTGTAATAACCCTCTGCATGTGCGGCTTCCCCTTTTGCTTCGACGGAACCATTTCCGATGCCCTCTGCATGAGATGCATGACCAGTAGCATGTCTCCCGCTACCCTCTGCATGTGCTGCGGCACCTGGGCTATAGCACGAGTCTCCTTCAGCATGTGAATCAATACCGATACTATAGCAGCTATATCCTTCAGCATGTGATGCACTGCCTGGTGCAGTTGTCTGCTGTCCTTCGGCATGTGAATACGAACCAACGGCATTCGTATTACGTCCTTCAGCGTGAGATGTTTCGCCCTGTGCTCTAACGGTATTTCCTTCTGCATGAGATTGAGCGCCAATTGAAGATGAATTTATTCCTTGCGCCATTGAATACTCACCGGATGCAGTGTTGCCAGATCCAACCGCAAAAGCACCTTTTCCACTAACAATATTAGACTGGCCGATCGCAGCATTATAATTGTTAGAGAATCTATTAGGATACTGAGTATCACCGTTTATCTCGAAATGCTTCTGTCCAGAAAAACTAGCTGTTTGCGCTGTGGTATTTTCTGTATAGTACGCGTATGTAATATTATCGCCAAGGAGTCTCCATTTCGATCCATCCCAAACATATTCACCTTTGTTATAAAATACGATATCACCATTATCAGGTGTTACTTCCTCGCCATTTATAACTACTGGAGAAGTTGTTGATTCATCTTCGATTTCGGTAGTCGTTACTCCTATAAATTGAAGGGCTGCCGAACCGCTATTCTCCATTATCTGCTCGAGTAATTTTTCAACTCTTGAATTTGGTGGATCGGTTTTTATAGAACTATTATTGGCTATATTATAAAGCATTCTCTCGGAGTTTGATAGCTGCTCCGGATTACCTATATTTATTTCTTCCATTTTGAATTTCCTCCTTTATATAGTGTCATTATAGTCATAGTGTATATTAATAATGCCTCTGTATATTAATCCATTAGTATCAGTAGCATTAATTGTCAAAACTGCTGTATCATCCTGTGGTCTTACGGACGGTTCATTGAAGTTTGTTTCATCATGTATAACAGCATAGGATTCATCATAAATGGCCTTAGTTAAGTTATGCTCTGTATCAGGTACATTAATATTGCATGACCAAGAAAATGAACTGAATTCATCAACTGAATGATTCTCATCGGTATAGAATACAGTAGCCTTCTTATTATTCTTTATAAGTGTTTGATCATATAATCTTACAGTATAATCATTTCTTAATGTGGTATTTTCTGGCGTAAATAATTTTAGTTCAATAGTTTGCCTATATCGCATCTTATACTTTGCTACTATTTTATTACCATCTATATCTCTTCCTTCGAACTTAAATGTATACCACTTGTTCCTATCTACAGTAACGAAATTGGTAGGATTAAAAGTAACCTTTCCAGCACCTTCATACTGTGGATCAGAAACTACTTCAACTTCTGGTTCTACTGGACAATCTGTATAACTTACCGTAAGACTAGCCATAGGAACAACGCCACCTCTATTTGCATATATCAAATATAATTCAATAGTATCTAATGCAGTTGAGCCTGGCATAAAATCTACATACTTACTTCTAATTTCTGTATTAAATAAATAGAATACTGCCTCATATGTTTCAATTTTGGGTACTGAGGCTATATCGTCTGTCCACATAATTTCATACATACTATAACCTTCCTAATCTAAATATAATTTCTAAATTTGCTGTTCCTGTAAAATCGATATCCCATCCATCATCCGCTTGTCTTATAATTACAGATGGAAACCTTGTGGTTGTATTGGTACTTATATTGTTTACTATATTCAATTCTCCTGTAAAATCAGAATTGGTATAAAATACAGATACATCTCCACCGGTTATGTTAGTTGTTCTAAAATATGGGCTCTGTGTTATATATGCCGAACTATCGGCCATTGCTTCTTTTAATGTTTTACTCGTGCTTATTCTATTGCCTCTAATAAATTCACCATTTGATCCTCTAGTATACTTATAATAATCTCCTATGCCAGAACTAAGATTAGACGAAGAAATATAAATACCTCTCCATCCTTCTTTTACATATTTCCAAGGATCTAGCGTATAATTTAGTATGACCCTCGATAGTTCTCCCTTACCACTAGGTGAAGACCATGAAACGCTCCAACGTCCACTATAGTAGTAATTTGGGTCATCATCTAAATACATCCATATCTTTCTACCGTGAAAGAAATTTGCTAAATTTGCATACCTGTAATTCCATTTTGAATTTTTGGATTGTACACTGGAAAATTCAGGGACCACCATAAATTCGATGGATCCCTGTCTCATTCCATATGCAGGATACCCGAACTGATCTGTCAAATCATGTGACCCAGATGTTCCTGGAATTTCTACATAATTTGTTGCGGGTTCAGGTAAGGAAATAACCGGGCGGGAAGTTGGAGCTAATCCCCATTCTTCCCATGAATTTTTCCAATCGCCCGATTCTCCTTCTGGTATAAAATTTAGCGAGTGCTCTCCTTCATAATAAACACTTGCCATTAATTACCTCTCCTTGTTCTTAATGCTTGCCTTCCCATCCATATATTAATATGAGGTCCTAATTCACTTGCTGCCTTGGATGGATCCATATAAGCATTAAATGTCATAGTACCTAACTTATCGATAGATGTCTGTATAGACTCCATCTTATTAATAATGGTGTTCTGGTTATTAATCATTGTTTCCATACTAGCTGATATATTATTAACAAAATCCGAATTAAAATTCATCTGGTATGTATAATTTGTATTATTTGTAAAGATAGGTTCTATTCCGCCAGTCTCTGTATCATTAGCTAATACATCGGCTATACCTTGTTTAAAACCTTCCGCTGATGATTTACCTTTAGAATATAAATCCTCATATGACATACCATTGTCTAAAGCTTCCATAAGTTTTGTTGCCAAACCTAATACCGCTGTCTGAATATCAGGAATTCCGTCATTAACACCGTTCTTAAGACCCTCATCAAAGTATGCGCCACTCTCATAAGATTTTCTAGAAGGCGAATGAATATCAAGTTCATCATTAAGTGCTTTAAGAGCATCTTTAGCTATTTGCTTAACAGGTTCTACTACGTCTACAGAATATAAACCATTAGCAAAACCTTCTGCTGTATACTTACCAGATTGAGTAAATGATGCCATTAATGAGTCTGATTGATCTGCTGTTAAAGTCGTAATATCTGAGAAATATCCATTAATTTCCTTTAACTCTTCAGTATTCATTTTACGTAAATTCTTTAAATATCCATAAGCTGTTTCTGGATCCTGTTGTAATAACCAGTTGTATGTTGCTGGACTTACCTTACCTTGACTTGCAAGTTCGTTCATCCACTGTACGTATTCTTTAATCTTCTCAGCTCTCTTACGTAAATTCCTTAACATACTTCCTTTTGACATAGGAGCTTTTGTTACGAATTTATCGAACGGATTGCTTGAATAAGATGATTTAATATTATCAACTACTGTAGTATAAAGTTCGTTAAATGATTCCTTATACTGTTCGGCCATAGCTTTTACTGCATCTTCATTCTTCTCATATTTTTCATAACTATTCGAAGCCTGTAAATCAGCAAGAGCCAGAGCCTGTGCAAATTCTGTTACATTCTTAGCGGCTTTATTATATGACATACCTGTCTGTGATGCCAACTTCTTTGCAATTTTTTGCATTCCTACAAGATACTTAGTTTCACTCTTCTGGGAATTCTTATTTTTGTCATCGTCGTCTTCCGTGGTGGTTGCACCTAGAAGCGCATCTTTAACTGTTTTCCAATCGTCACTTTCTGTAAATGTAGTTAGAGCATTGGTTAAGCCGTTATCAATAGCGGTTTGAACATCACTAGCAAAGTCAACGCTATTTTCCTTTGAGTTAACAGCTGCATTTAATCTGCTATTTAATGAAAGGTCTTTTCTGTATTGCTCATCTACAAACTCATAACGTCCATCACTTCTCTTCTGTATTTTATAAGGATTGTTTTTATTAGCATTCCACTTATCAGCTGCTTCGTCTCTGGCCGTTTTAAATGCACCACCGGTAACATTATTTATTACACCTAAAATGGTATTCTGAATATCTCCAGCTTTTTCAGTACCACCAATGGCGCTTATTATTGCTTCGGTGATTTGACTCAATGACTTGAACTTACCATTCTCATCAAAGAACACATCCTTTATAGATTTAAATGCGCCATCGGCTCCGAAGAAATCAGATATGCCATTGACCGATTCTAGTATGCTTTGAAATGTTGGATTATTACTAAGCTTATCGCCAACTGCATCGAACGCTGTACCTACATAGTTTTGTATCTTTTGATCTTGATATTTTTTATAATCTTCTTTAATGATTGTACCAAGACCTTTTCGGCCGCCTTTAAATTCTGGTATCTCATTATTCTGAGCCGGAACACCATTAGCAAATTGTTTATCTAAATATTCTTTTTGTTTCTTTAAGTTTTCATTATTTTCTTTATTTTCTTCCGTGTTACTATCTAAAGCATTGGTTAAAGCAATAATATTACCATTTATTACTGAAGCACCCTGAATGAATGATGGCGCATTATTGAATATACCGTTACCGCTTGCACCACTTAACCTAACCTGAGATTTCTTAGGACCAGGCTTCAATGGTGGTTTCTTAGAAGAATTGATGTCATTTTGATCTACGTCGTTTAACTTAATGCTATTAAACTTACCATACTGCTCGCCATAGAACTTATTGAGTGTTTCCTGCTTATCGGCATCGAAATTGTCTAACGCACTATTAGCTTCATCTACAGCATCTGGTATCTTACTAAATTTGTCAACCATTATCTGCAGTGCTTCAGAAATTTTCTCGATAGGTGTCTTTAAGTTGTCTAGTGCACCTTTCATATCACTGAAAGATTGAACTATTAAGCTTGTATTATCATAGCCATCCCTTATTGTATCGGCTACTATATTTACGACTGCTATAAACGCTACAAGTAAAGCTATAACACCTACTATAACAAGTTTAAATTTTCCTCTACTTGCAAAACCACCAATAATGCTGCCTAGAAGCGAAAGCATTATGATACTGCCAGTTAATTTCTTTAAGAATGCACTAACATTATCTAGTTCAGTTAATGTTTTACCGCTAGGTATACTACATATAGCTGTTACTATTTTCGATATTGAACTTCCAATAGCTACTATCGCTGCTGTAATACCTACAAGATATGCAGCAATACTAACTACAGCAGTCACTTTATTCTTTGCTATCCATGCTATAAGTGCACTAATAAGAGCTAAACTGGATATTAAAATGGATACCATTATCGTTAAATCATTATACAGCTTTCTAGTGCCAAATGATATACTAACGTCGCTCAGCTGCATTATTGATTCCATTAAGGTGCGTATTAATATTCCTACAACTACTATTATAGCTACCATGCCTCCAAGAACAGTAGCGACCAATGCTATACCAGTTTGCTTTGAGAATGACCTAATGCTCCAAAGTAATGCTGCAATTGATACAGCGATGCAAATAAGCATGAAAGTTGTCACGCCCATGATACTCGAAAACAAATCAGATGCATTCTTAATTTCTGCTGCACTATAGCTCTGTGTAATATAAAGACAAGATACATATAATAGTGTAAGTACCGTTATTAATACTGAGACAGCACCAACCATAGCAACTAAGAAAGATGATGCCATTTTGACCATTGCTACTTTACTGCTGTTTGATTCCTTGGATAATAGTCCAATACCTACCATCAATCCTGCTACAAGAGCGGCGGCAACTGCAACTATTACTGCGAATAGTCCAATAGCACTCCATAGTTCTGCTGGACTGCCATTTGCTAGTACAACTTTAGATACTGAGAAGCATAGCATGAATATAGCAACTAATGATACCATTAATAATACAAGAGCTTTAATTACTCCTTCAAGTCCTTTGGATGCTACCTCGAACGCTTTCTCTTTACCTTCGGCTACTATCTTTGTAAACTTTTCTACTGACTTTATAAGTAAAACAAGTAATCCCGCTGTAGCACCAACTACCACGATAAATGCTAATATAGATCTACCGAATTTGCTAACAGTTGATAAGCCTGCTATTACTGCAAATAAAGCGGTTAATGATACTATAATAGCCACTACTCCAAGCATCATTTTTAAGAAGCTTTTAACGATCGCGTTATTGTTTTCGTCCCAATCATCGGCACTATCCTCTATCGTTTCCATCATCAAGAAACCTATACCAAATGCCACGGCTATTATAGCAATTGCAGTTATTCCGACAAATATCATACCAGGTACATCAACTCCCTTAGATACATGTACTAATGCGGAAAAACCTAGTAATAGAACACCAATTGCTCCAGCAAGTTCTGTTAAATATAAACCTACTTTCTTAAACTTTCCGGTTGAACCATTATCGCCTTTTTCAGCTTTTGGTTCGATTTGTTTATGTTGTGCCTCCTTTTTAAATCTACTAATAATAGTTATTAATAATACTGTTGCTGTTAATATCAATGCAATAATACCAACATATTTAGTAATTACTCCAAGTAACGCATCTGGATTATCTACCGAACTTAATATCTTAGCTGCTCCGGCAAGTGCTAGTAATAACACACTTATTCCAGTAGCAATTAATATTGTCATAAGCGACATTGTTTTCATCGTATCCTGTAGCATTTTAGCTGAGTTACTTCTACTACTCTTTTTATCTAGAGATAATAATTCTATAGTAATAGAACTAATAAGTAAAAATACTCCAGCGACTCCGGCGATTACAACTGCAATCTTATTAACGCTATCGACAATGGCTAACATTTTTGTTTCGTCAATACCACACTTATCAATAATAGCAGTAAGTCCGACTATAATTAAACCAATGCCACCAAATATCTTAAGCATCATACCGACTATCGCATTAATATTCTTCTTAAGTCCCTTTGACTTTTCTTCTGGTAATCCCAACGCTTTTATTAATTCGGCTAATGCAAACATAACAAATGCCATGCTAGATACAGCCGCTATGAGATTGATCATATCTATATCTTTCATTTTAGCCATGTTACTAGCTAGTGTCATAAGTGCAGTTATTATGGTAATTATCTTAACCATATTACCGAACTTAAAGCCCATCATTTTTTCAGAACTACCTAGAGCCTGCACTATAGAAGCTAATGCAAATATCATTAGAGATAAAGTAGCACCTAACGATAATACTTTACCTATAGAAATATCTTTTGTAGTTTGCGCTAATAATGCAAATGATAATACTAATAAGAAAATTGAAGATACATAACCTAACAATTTCCATCCACCAGTAAGGTTCTTTGGCGATAATAATCCACCAGTACCTATCATAGATAATACTTTATTTAATACTACTATTATAGCTACCATTGATACTATTACGGATATCATTGCTGCTAGCATGCCAATAGCTAATTGTATTCCCTGGAAAGCTGTACTAGTCATTTGAGTTACCATATGACCAGTATATACTAGCAATGCGGCCGCACCTATAATTATAAATAACGAACCAGAAAAAGCTAATAAAGCAAGACCTAGTTTAACT